TTGTGCCTTGGGTACCTTGTCTACCTTGAATGCCCTGTATTCCTTGAGTACCCTGTGCACCTGTTATGCCTTGGATACCTTGTGTACCTTGTGAACCTGTTGTGCCTTGGATACCTTGTGTACCTTGAGCGCCTGTTGTGCCTTGGATACCTTGTGTACCTTGGGCGCCTGTTATGCCTTGGGTGCCTTGAGTACCTTGGGCGCCTGTTATGCCTTGGATACCTTGTGTACCTTGAGCGCCGGTTGTGCCTTGGATACCTTGAGTACCTTGAGTACCCTGTAAACCTGTTGTGCCTTGGATACCTTGTGTACCTTGAGCGCCGGTTGTGCCTTGGATACCTTGAGTACCTTGAGTACCCTGTGAACCTGTTGTGCCTTGGATACCTTGTGTACCTTGAGCGCCGGTTGTGCCTTGGGTACCTTGTCTACCTTGAATGCCCTGTGTGCCTTGAGTACCCTGTGCACCTGTTATGCCTTGGATACCTTGTGTACCTTGTGAACCTGTTGTGCCTTGGGTGCCTTGTGTACCTTGTGTGCCTGTTGTGCCTTGGATACCTTGTGTACCTTGAGCACCTGTTGTGCCTTGGATACCTTGTGTGCCTTGAGTACCTTGGGTGCCTTGTGTGCCTTGGGCACCTATTGTACCTGCTGTACCTGTTGTGCCTTGAATGCCTTGGATACCTTGAGTACCTTGGATGCCCTGTGTGCCTTGGATGCCTTGTGTGCCTTGAGTACCCTGTGAACCTGTTGTGCCTTGGATACCTTGTGTACCTTGAGCACCCTGTGCGCCGGTTGTGCCTTGGATACCTTGTGTACCTTGAGTACCCTGTGAACCTGTTGTGCCTTGGATACCTTGTGCACCTTGAGTACCTTGTGTGCCTTGTGTGCCTTGGGCACCTGTTGTACCTGCTGTACCTGTTATGCCTTGAATACCTTGTGTACCTTGTGAACCTATTGTGCCTTGGATACCTTGGGTACCCTGTGAACCTATTGTGCCTTGGGCTCCTTGTATGCCTTGTGAACCTGTTGTGCCTTGGATACCTTGTGTACCTTGAGTACCCTGTGCACCGGCCGCGCCTTGAGTACCTTGAGTACCTTGGGCGCCTGTTATGCCTTGGGCGCCTTGTGCACCTGTTATACCTTGAATACCTTGTGTGCCTTGTATGCCCTGGATACCTTGTATACCTTGTGTGCCTTGAATACCTTGGGTACCTTGGATACCTTGAGTACCTTGAGTACCTTGAGTACCTTGTGTGCCTTGAGTACCTTGAATACCCTGTGTTCCTTGAATACCTTGACCTGCAAAAGCACCAGCAATACCTTGAATACCTTGAGTACCTTGTATACCTTGTGTTCCTTGTGTTCCTTGTGTTCCTTGAATGCCTTGTTCTCCGGTTTGGCCTGATGTTCCTATATATACTATCTCTCTAGAGGGTTGTGTAGAAATATTAGTTGTAACTGGTGGAGATAAAGGTTGAAAACTTGATGTTAAAATGGGTTGGGTTAGTATAGCCCCCCTAGTAGTTAGTTCTCGTGTTGGGGTTTGGGGTATTCTTGATGGGGTGGTTCGAGAAGATTGTGTGGGAGATATAGAAGAAGTAAATGAAGAACTTACAATAACTCCTTCTATATAATATTTTAGATAATCTTTTTTTAAATATTCATCAAATTTAGGTAATTGCAGTTGTTGAGAAGTTAATTCAACTATATTGCGGTTAGTATTGTATGCTTGTTGTTTGTCCCCAGTTAATTGCCAAGGGATGTTAAATGGGAAATATAGGGGCCATAATATTCTTGAATCTTTAGTTAATAATGAATCGTACGATTCTTTGCTAATTTCAATATATAATATTTCATTTGATTTTTTGCAAAAATATCTTCTAAATTCTCCTATTTCATAGTCCTGTTGGGTTGGTTTAGTTTGGAAAAACAAGGGAACTAAACCTATAGAATTATTGGTATTGGTTACAGAATTATATTCTAATGCATCTAAAGAGGGTACAACACCTATATCATCGGTTTGTATAGAATTATTTGAAATAGGAACTATTTCGCGTGTTGGTAAATCCTGAGGGGTTTTACCTGTAAAAAATTGACCTGATGAGTTTTTCCAGTAATATCCCGTATATAGTTCTTGGGTTTCAAGAATAACAAATTCTTGATTACTATATAAATTAGTTGTTATTTGAGATTTAGGATAATATGCCATAATTAAACTAGGGGATTATATAATATACCATTTCCTTTTTGGGCAGTCACGTCATTTAAAAAAGTTTTGACTTGTTTTCTATTTCTTCCATCTTTACGGTATGAAATATGAATCCAAGGTCTATTGTTAGTTTTATATTCTAATAAAAGTTGATCGTATCTGTTTCTTTCATCTCTGTTTCTTTCATCTAATAATTTTTTTATTTCTTGAGCACGTTTTAACATTGCAATATTTTGGTTGGTTATAGGCCCAACAATATCAGTAAACTGAATGTCTATGGCTTCTCCAATTTCGTGTTGGCTGTCACCTCCTTTATTGCGATATCCGTTAGTAATTATAACTGTGGGGAATTTAGATCTTATAGGTTCTGCTATATTTTGTGCTACTGCTCTTAAATTATCTATAATTTGTTGTCTTGTAAAATTGCCACGATTATTTCTTTTAATTTCTCCCTCTAAAGGAACAAAATATTGAGCGGCGGGGGCCCCACACGATAATTGAGATAGGGTATAATTAGCCGATAATTGTTGGTTTTCAGCAGCACAATTTCTGTTACGATTTGATGCTCTTTCGGTTCTATTGTTATTTCCTAAGTCTGTGACTATATTATCACTTTGAGATGGGTCTTTAGGTACCATTACAGTAGTTAAATCTGTAATCCAAACATTATCGTTTGTAATTTTATGAGATACTCCTGTTATTAAAAAATCCATAGTAGTAGGATAATTTGAAGGTAAATATGTAGTATCTACTTTTAAAGCGTTGTATATTTTAAACCCAGATATTCCATCTAAAGTTAAGTTTAGACTTACAGGAATAAATCCTATATGGTTTGATGCTTTTTTTTCGGTTATAGCTTTTTTAGCAGCGTTATAGGCTACAAAATCAAGCTGTAATTGAGTATAATTTTCTATGTTAGAATCATTCCAAATAGGAAGTGTATTATTATTTTTAGAACCTAATTCAAATAATGCTTTATCAAAGTTCTTTTTAGCATTCGAGAATCTTTCCTTTAATTCTGCTAATTTTTCTTGGGGGGTAGATTCTGTTGAAGGAGCCCCATTAGCATCAGTTTTAGTAGGTGCTATTCTATCTTTTAATCCTTCATTAAGTTTAGATAAAGCTGTGGAATCTTCACCTACAACTGATCCGGCTGCCTGGGCTCCTATAGTTAATAAACTAGCTAAATCTGGGGTTATTTCTGTTTTTAAACCAAAATTACGAACAAATCCTGCTGTAGTATTGTTATTATAATAACCATATAAATTAATAGTAGTTATATCTACATTGTTAGAATTTTTTCTTTCTAATGCGGTTAATATATCATTTTTACCAGGTAAAGGATTTTGATCTATTATCAAAAGATTTTTATCTTCCTCTATGTGGGTATCTAAATTATTTACTCCTCCCAAAGATTTATTTATCCCCCCTAATAATGCTCTTAAAAAAGATATTAAAGAACATTTGCCTTTATCGTCGGTATTATCCTCTATAACAGTTAAAACATACATAAAATTAACGTAAATATTCATAACTTGACCTACTTTATGCCCCGCAATTTCTTTAATGTAATCTTCTCCTTCTGAAGCATAGTAGTAGGTATTGCCACTAGTAGTAGGGCCTATTTGTGTTTTAATTAAACATACTCTAGGATCCATACTTATTTGATTAAATGTCGTGTATATATAATTATTTTCTTGATAATTTATATTTAATACAGGGGTTTTACCATCATATTTAGTAAGAATTCTGTTTTGTATATAAGCAAGTAGTGCTCCTAATCTTATATAATATTCGGGTTCAGTTTTTCCTTCAAATATTTGTTTTAAAAAATTTTTCTTTTGTTCAATCTCCGGACTGTATAATAAATTTTCTCTGGTTTCAGCATTTGCAATGCTAGTTATTGAAACGCTGCCATTAGTATTTGTGGGAGTTTTAGTGCTTAAAACTTTTTTTACATAATAAAATAATCTTCCAATTTGGCTTTTATCAGTATATGATTCTATAGTATCAGGTTCAGTTTGCTTATCTCCTCCAGTATTATTAGAAGGGTTTTGTGGTTTATTAATGTTAAGTTTATCGTCAACTAAAACATTCATTTTAAGAGATTCAATAACATCTCCTATGCTTCGTATAATTAAATTTATATTATAGCTGCCATCTTCTGAAAAGTCCCATGAAAAATTAACTATACGACCATATAGTGCATCATAATTTCCATTTGAAATTTTTCTTTTTTCTTGTATTTGAGATAAAACTTGATCTACATCTAAATTACCATCTAAAAATTCTTTAGATATTGAATTAGGTTGTTGTTTTACTAATGTCGAATTTTTATCAAAGTAAATAGTGTTACCCCATTCTAGTAATACGCTATAGCCTAATCTTAAATATAATAAATCTATTATCTCAAATTGGACTCTATTCCAAGCTTTTATATTTACAGTTGCAGTTTTTAATGTTCCTCTAGTTTCGGTTTTTATTTCAGCAGATGTAATACCTGACATAGGACGAAAACCAAATTCTAATCCTCCTAAACCATAAGCCGCATTATTATTAATTAAATTGCCTGATGTATTAATTCCAAAACGTTGGGTATTGTTAGAATTTGTAGTACCGTTGAATAATATAAATTCTTTAGCTAAATTATTGCTCCCATATGTTTTTTTTAGTTCTTTCAATTCAGCACTGCTTGCCGTAAAGCTATCTTCTAAATTAACAGATGATACTAATTTAACAAACGCTGTTTTAGAATTAAGATATTCTATTTGTTCAGGAGTTCTATTACTTGTTATTCCTGCTCCATATATTATTTGTCGCGTACGTATTTGTTCTGAAACAAAATCTTGTATGCCTTCACCTATAATATTCATGCTTGTAACCTATTTATAAAATTAAATTCTTCTACTGTGTTTGTATAATTGCCGGGTATTCTAATTTGTACTCCTTCGGGTATAACTAATGTTCCTAAGCTAACATTGGGGTTAGCCACCGCTATTACCCACCACAATGAAGAATCTCCATAATAATTTAATGCTAATAAATCATATCTGTCCCCTTGTGAAGTATAAACATATATATCATTTACCGATAAAGGTATTTCAGGATAACGCGATGTAGCATACATCTGTTTTCCAGTATTTGATTTGATAATAGGTATGTTTAAATAACGATTCATAGGTTAGTTATTATCATAATTGCTTTTACCCCCCGCAGTTAATGCTATATATCTTTGTGGCCCGTATGTAGTTACTTCGTTCAATCCACCAAATCCAAGTCCTTGTTTTTGTGGTACAAAATTATGGATTGGGGTAAAGCTAAACCCGGTCACTCTAATCATATGAGATAATTCTTTTACAGTTGAATCTTCACCCCCAGTATCACTTAATCCAATTTCCCAAGGAGAATCTTCGGGTATATCGTATGTCAATTGAGTTATAAATCCAACTTGGTTGTATAAATAGCCCCCCATTGTGAGTTCAATTAAAGGCCCTCTCATGTATCCAAATTCACTGTAATCGGGTGCTAAATTTGAAGCAAGATAATTTAATTTTTTATACATTGGTATAAGTTCTTGCTTTGATTGGGCCGCTACAGTAAAAGCTAAAGATATAGTTCTATCAAATCCTTTATAATTATAAAATTTTTCTCCTCGGCCTATATATCTTACACTATCCCATTCCCCGGTATATGAATCACTAAAACTATCTATAAATGCTCTAAAATGCATAAATGTTTTAAAATCAGGGGCATTATTGTCTATAGCAGCAATTCTAAATTTAACTAAATCATTTATAGGTTTACTATCCTCTACATTTTTACTTCTATAGATAGGTAATGCATTTATTTTGTCTATTGGGCCTATTCCTGAGCCATTAGTATATGAGAGTAAATTTTTACCTTCAGAATTACCAGGTCCCATATTATTTGTGCCCCCTATATTAACTCGTCTTTCATAGTTTTCAGTAGAGTAATCGGGAGCCTTAGCTAAAGCACCATTTTTTTCACCTTGTTGTTTATTAAGTGGAGGGAGATTTTGGTTTTCTCTAAGAATTTTTCTAAAATCTTGTATTCTAGGAGCGCCTACTTTTTTACTATCATTATTACCTGTTCCGTAGGGTGCTTCTTCTATTTGCTTTTGGTTGTATGTAACTGAACCATTAGCATATAATATACTATCATTAGGGGTTAATATATTAGGTTTATTATTGTTATCTAATTTATATACTGAGTTAGAATTACCTGGGCCCATAGATGAGAGGCTTCCACTAGTTATAAAGTTCCATTCTCCTGCTACTCCCCCTCGAGTTGGGTTACTTGAGTCTGTTTGTTCTTGATATTTAAGAACATCCTCGGTAGTGTCTGTTTTTTTAGTTCCATTGTTGGGATTAAATAATTTACCATCAGGTCCTACTTTGGATACATATACTCTAGTCCCATCTGTAGTATTGTTATTTAAAGCTAATTGATTAACCGTAGCGTATGCTTTAGAAGCCCCTATGATTGTTTCTTTTTCTATTAAAGTAGTAAATTCTCTATTTATTTCTTGATTAGGTTTCCAAGTTTCAAGACCTGTAAGGGTTTTATCACTATTTATTCCTGTTCTTTGATCTGCAAATCTAATATTAGTAGTACCTACCCCTAATACTGACCCAGGACCTCCTCTATATGATAGTACATTTGCTGTATCTGTCTTTTGGTATACTTTATCGTACCATAGACTTGCTAATCTATTAGTAAATAAAGCATCAATGCGTTGGCTAGTACTAATTTGAGTAATATCGTCTCCTAAAGGATTAGCACTATTATATACTATATCACTATAAGGCACATCAAATTGAGTACCTATAGTATTTGTAGGGGTTGTAATTGTATTAGCTTGGGTAACAACGGTTTGAGTAGTTATACGATTAGTGGCTCCTATATTTGATGTTTTAACTTTATCAAAATAAAGATTAGGATTTTTAGCATACGCCCCAGTTTCAGCAAATGGATTTATACCTTGTTTATTTAAGTGAGTTCCAAATGCTACTACACCGGCTTGTGCTAAAGTAGATAAAGGAGTATAAGCATATTCGTTTAATAATCTAGGAGTTTGAAAAGTTCCTCCTTGGGCGGGCGCAGCCGTAGCCGATAATACATTTTGCTTAGCGGTAAATAATAAACCATTAGGTGATTTTAAATCAAAAAACATTTTAGTAAGTCTAGCAACGTCTGTGAGAGCATCTCTAGGTGCTAGATAACCGTTTCTTAATAAAAAGTCAGGTGATTTAGATGTTAATCCTTCAGGAATTTTAGATTTAATATAAGGCTGTCCACTATCCCCACCGCCTGGGGTGTCTTGACCGTACCTAAGACTTTTTAGGTCTGTTTTTAAATCTAATAAGCCCATTCAAATTATCTAGGAGGATTATCTAAATATTTTGGTGGGGTCTGCCCGTTTAAGTCTAATACAGAAGGTTCGGGTTTAAGTGGTTGGAAAGGTACTCCATTAATTGAATATTGGTAGTGCAAAGCAGATAAATCTGTAGCGCCTGCTGGAGTAGGAGGGGTAACTCCGTCAAATTCACTTAAAGTTGATCCTTGATTTCTAAGTTTATCTAATAGTCCCATAATTAAATTGTTTGTGTTTATTATAAATATATGAATCTATTAAGATTTATAAGTAGACATCGCCATTGCTGTGCCTACTTTAGTACCATCAAGATAAACGTTACCTCCTGACTTAACAGTTATTATAAGTTCTTTAAGAAGAGCAACTACTTCTGTGTTATCCCCCCCGCCTAAATTAGTACCTCCTACAACTACATCATCTTTTCTAAAACGAGTCATTTTACCACCTTGCATAATAAAATCTTCGGCAGGTGGTTCTGTGTCATCACTTAAATAATTTTGAAGGGCGCCGTATCCCGCCCCTAATGTCCCACCAATTACTGCTCCAGGAACCGCCCCTATACCACCGAATAAGGCACCAATTGAACCCCCTATACCTGCTCCTGTTAAAGTTGAACTGCCTACACTTGCAACTTTTCCTAAGTTTTTAGCTTGATTAGCTTCTTCTAATTTACCTTGTTCTTTTAATTTTTGAGCTTTTTCAAATTGTTTTTGTTCAGCATAATCTAATGCTACCCCCCCAAGTAAACTTGCAATACCCCCACCAACTTTAGCAAATTTAGATAACTTACCTGCCTTTTTTAAGGCTCTCATATAAGCCTTAGGATTTTTTATAAGTGTTTTTATTTGTTTGCCTATTGAAGCAGGTTTAGCTCCTTTACCTAAAGAATCTAAATCTACCCCACTAGTTCCCCCACCAGTTCCCTCCTCTGTGGTAAAAATTGGATCTCCTGGTCTTCCTGAGGGGCGGCCTTTAAATGAATTTACTAATGTTTTTCCTATTAAATATACTGAAGAAGCAGCAGCGGCCACAGCCGCAATACTACCTATTCCTCCTAAAACTGTTTTAGCAAATGGAGATTTACTAATAGTCTCCATAATTTTTGCTACTTTATCAGCTAAATATCCTAAGGGGCCTGCTATTACTGCTTGAATTGAGGATTTAAATGTATCTGCCGCTTGGGCTATTCTAGCTTGGGCATCCAATTGTTGTTCAGATAATTTTACATCTTTATTTTTAAGCGCTAATTTTTCTAATTGGTCTGCTTTTTCATATTCTCCTGCTTTTCTTAGTTCTTCAGTTCGTTTTTTTAAATTAGCTCTTTCGGAGACACCTAATTTTTCTAATTGTTTTTGTTTAACTAAAGAATCAGCTAATTCATCTGCGCTCATCCCTAATGCTCGAGCATAAGATTCTTGCTGAATAACATTCATTTTTTGGAATTTTTCTAGACCATTTGGGCCTAAATTTTCCATTAATTCTTCAGCGGCTCCCGCAGAATCTCCCATTAAAGCTAAATATCTAGCTCTTTCTAAATTAAGATTTTTCCCTGTTAATAATTCTGCTTCTAATTCAGCTGAGATTGAGTCTTCAAAATTAAGAAGATTTTTAGATATATTTTTGGTTTGTTCTAAAGTTAAACCTAATTTTTGGGCTTGTACTACAGCTTTACCTAATTCTTTAGGATTATTTTTATATTGTGCCGCTAATTGACCCGAAGTTTTAAGAACTTCTTGTAAAACTTTTTTATTATTTAAATTTCCTTTTCTTATAGCTCCTACAGAATCATAAATTTCTTCTTGTGTTTTGCCATTAAGTAAAGAAAGTTTATAAATATCCGCAGATTCTTCAGCAGTTAATCCCGTAACTTTAGAGATTTGGGCTTGTGTACTTAAAACCTTTTCAGAAAAAACAGCCGAAGTACCTAAAGATTCATTAAGTTCTAAAGTAGCTTTTAAAAAATTTTGCTGATTGCCAAATGCATTTTTGCTTGATAGGGTAAGACTATAAAATTCTCGGTTTAATGTAGCTGCGTTTTTACTAGATATTCCTAATTCTCTAGCTAAATTAGCTGTATCTTTACTAAAATTTATTCCTATGTTGTATAGGGTTTGAAAAGTTTTAGTTAAAAATGCTAATTGAACTGCTGGGTCTGTAAGTAGGGATTCTTTAATAGCTTTAAATGAACCTTTTAATCCCTCAGTTACTACTTTAAGTGTTTTACCTTCTTCTGCAGCTTTACGCATTGAAGTATTAATTTCTTCAATAGATTCGCTTTCAACACCTATATTTTGTAAAGTTTTTGCAATTCCTTTAAACGCTTGGCCGGTTAAACCAAGAGTTTTTTGAATTTTTATTTCATCTTCTAAGGTTTCTTTAGTAAGTGTTTTAAGTCTATCAATTATGCCTTCTTGTTTTAAAAGTTGTGCATTAAGTTCTTTTTTTATTTTTTCATCTTCTTCGCTAGTTCCTAAACGAGTAAGTTGATACTCAAGATCCTTAACAACAAGTGTTTGTTTAGCTTGTTCAGCTTTTATTTGTTTTGCAGATAAAATATATTCATTATTTTTATGCTGAGAAAGTTTGGATGCTGAGGATTCTAATTTATCAAATCCACGATTTATAAGTCTTGAGGCTTTGGCCATGCCCCCCATATCATCTACAATATTTTTTAATGTAGTAGATACATTATCAAAACTATTTCTTAAATCATCTATGGTAAAATTTAACTCTTTTATTACCTTTTGTGCTCCTTTAAGCCCACCCCCAAAAGATTTAACGGCTGCATTAATATCTTCAAAAGCTTCCCCACCAAGACGCTTAACTTCCTCGTTCAATGTTTTTATTCTTTCAAGAGCCTCTGCTATTTTTTTAGGATCATCTGCCATTTTCAAATGCTATATATGTTATAAATATTAAAAGGTATCATTTTTTTGATGCCTTTGTAACATAAGTAGGAGGTGATATTTTGTTTATAGGGGGTTTATCTTTAGTAGCCCCTACCGATTTCATAGCTGCTATAGATTTTTGAACATTATCTTCACTTTCTTGATTATTTACTTTATTATTGTAATCTTTTAATTTATTAAAAGTAAATTTACGTAACCAAATGGGCATATTATATACTACATCATAATTATACCCCCCTCGCCCATAAAATAATATTTCATGGATCTGATTGAACATATGGGTTCTATGGCTAAGCGTCAGGCCAAAAAAAGTTAATTCCAAATTGGACATTGACGTCCTCCTCTACGCCTTCAATAAATTCGTGTTTGATTTTAGTGTCTACGCCTGGGTTTATAGCGTTATAATATTCCCTAAATGCACGGGAATCACGAGCTAAAAATGCATTGTCTACAAATTCTCTAATAGATTTTTGATCATAGTTACCATTAATTGATAATATCATATGTTTCAATCTTGTGGTTAACTCGTTATTAGCTTCTTTATTAATTTTCTTTAAACCCTCAATTTCAGCTTCAATATTTTTTTCGTCTTTTTGGGTTAAAAGTTTAAAGGTAATAGTATTATCTGTGTGGGGTAATACAAATGAAAATTCATTAGCATTGGTTGAAATTAGTTTGGATTTATCTAGTGATTTTTCTTTTAAAAGAGTTAAATCTATAGTAACATCTTCACCTAGATATTCAAATGTATAGTTTTTCCCATATCCTAAAATACGAGCTGATAGCATAATAGCATCTTTATCTCCTATTAGAAGATCGTCATAATCAAATTTGGTAATTAATAAGGATTGTAGTAATTTATCAATTACTATACCTTGCCTTATATAATTTTGATTAGTAAGAATATCTTCTTCTCGGGCAGTCATGTACTTCATTTCTACTTTACCGCTACGAAGGGGATGACCTTCGGGATATATTAATCCTTTTGAAGGTAACTCAACTATCTCTGTTGGGAAATTTAATTCAGCCATAATTTTTATTTAGTGTAACTTTGTTGATTATAAATATTATAAGGGGAAAGTTCTTTAATTGGATTCTTTATCCTTTTATAACTTGTTTTGGTGTTAATTTGTTTTCTAACTTATCTAATCGAGAATCAAGTTGCCTGTAAATCTCTTGAACTTCATGATCAATATGTCTTTCAGTGTTATCAATCCGTTGGTGTAGATTTCCTGTTTCGTCTTCAAGAGAACGTTCTAAATGTTGTGTTTTTGATTTTATTGAATTAATTATTTTAATTACAAAAAATGCAGCTACAACCTCAGCAATTACTAAGACTGTAACCATACCTAATACAAAATAAAATGTTGTCATAATTTTTTTAATTTAAATTGTTGAATAATATTAAAGAACTTTCCCTTATAATACGATAATATAAAAAAAGAGCTTGGGGTTGCCAAGCTCTTCTTAAAAAATATGTGATTGGTTTTTAGAAATTCAATACGCAGTAATCAGGTTGAACTGTCATTGTAATATTAACCGCAGTTCCATCATCATCCCAATTGTAATCTCCAAAATTAGCTTCGGTAATCATAGCTCCTTTGATAACCCACTCAGACACAATATCACCTACTGGACCTAATACATCAAATGTTAGGTCTTTCTTATAGAAGTCAGAGTAACCGTCTCTACCTGTTACAGATTCGTGATGTAAACGTACCCATTCCATTACTGCTTGTGCACCAGAAGGAGTGATAGGATCAAATAAGGTAAACTGAATAGTGCCCCATGTAGTTTTACCTTTAACAAAACGTTGTACGTTAATGTGGTTTAAAGCTACAGAGCCTTGAGACAAATTTACTGCTCCTACTCCTTTGATTTCATAAGCCGGAATACCATCAATGTACATGATAAATCGGTTGGTTTGCTTTGGTTCAAAAGCTGTGAAAAATATTTCGTTTGGATCTAATACTGCCATGTTATATTATTTTTATTTGTTTATAAATATTATATTTTTAAAAATTTACGCAGGGAAAGTTGCGCCCGTTGGAGTAATATTGAAATCAAGGTAAATAAATTCAGCAGTTTTGGTTGGTTGAAGATAAATTTGACCAATCATCTGATTTCTATCGATTACATCAGGTGTGTTATTTGAATCATCCATAATTACTCTAAATGCATATAATCCTTGGCGTTGTTGTACTGATTCTAGATATGGGTTTACTTGGCTTAAGAATGCATTTCTTGTTGCAATTGTGTTTTGTTCAAATACTAAATTGTTTGCTACTTGAGAAATGTAAGACTTAAGAGCAATTAATAATCTACGAACGTTTACACGATCAAGAGCAGATGCTTTTTTCTGTAGTGTTTTTTGTCCGTATACTACAACTCCAGTTCCAGGGAAAGTAGCAATAGGATTAACATTACCTACATAAAGATCATTGCGGTTTGTTTGTGATAATTTTCTTTCTGCTCTAACTACTGTACTTAAACCTCCTCTATTAATACCTGCAGGTGCAAACCAAGGTTCGGATACACTATCGTTAAATGCATATACACCCGGGATCATTGTTGAAGCAGGTACCCAAACTAATTGTCCTGTTCCTGGGTCAATAGTTTGTAACCAAGGCCAGTAGGTAGCAACATATGAATTGTTAATTGAAGTGGCTGATGTTATAGTTTGAGATAATTGAGCTCCATAAGGACGAGTATCTGCTACTAAAATAGCGTCACCACGAGATTGAACATTATTTGCTAAGTTGGTTACTTGGGTTGAATTATCGGCTATAGTTAAACCAGGAATTGTAATAGAATTAAATCTATAATCGTCTTGGTTAGCCATTAAATTAATCATATTATTGTAATCTGA